GCTTCGTCCAAACGGTTGCGCAGGCCGTCAATATCGACCGGCGGTAACATGCGGTCGAAACACTTGTTCAGCATGTACGATACGTAATCGTCGCGCTTCGCCTTGTCGCGTTGGCCCAAGCCGGACCCGCGAAAGATTCGGGCAATCTGCGCCCGGTTCTGCGTGTAGAACGCGATAATATCAACCAACGCAAAATCGGCTTCGGATTGCGATTGGTACATGCCTTCCCATTTACCGGCCAACAATTCGGCGAACTTGTCGCCGTTGGCTGCGGCCATTGCCCGGTTAATAACCTGTTCGTCGGTTTCCTTGGCTTCGGCAACGCCTGCATAAACGGCGGTCGCGACGGACCCTTGGCCCATTTGCGCCCAAAGCGCGTTCAACAAGTCGTTTTGTTCTTTGATGGGCGCGTTGCGGTAAACGTCGCCGGTCATCGTCATGTATCGTTTCGACGAATAGATTTCGATAAACGAACGGCGGCGTCCCGAAGGTATCGCGCCTTTGATGATGATATGAAGGCCATTGCCGGACGGCGAACGTTCGGCGTAGCTGTCGAATTCGTTAAATATTTTGATTTGCCTATCAAGCGCGGTTTGGTCGCCGTTCGTGCTGTCAAGGTCGATAAATGCGTATGGGTCGGCTTCCGTCAACACGAAACCGATTCCGGCGTACCATCCCGACGACAAGGCTTGTACGCATTCGTCGAAAGACGCCCATGTATTCGGGTTATCTACTGCTGCAAGTTGCCCGGTACGCGCTGAATACGGAACCTTCGTCGGCTTCTTGCCGTCCGTATCTTCGTATCGCCACATGACAAATTGCGTATAAGTCCGCATTTCATGCGGGATATTTTCAATAGCCATATTTGCGCAAGCCTTCGTCAATTTTGTTATAGCTTGCGACCGTAATTCCAGTCTTGCCGCCGCCAATAATCAGTTTGCGGACAAGTTCATGCGATACGCCGCATTCGCGCCCCAACGTCCGAAGCGACTTCTTCGACGACGCATCGCGAAGGCGCTTGATAAGTTCGGTAAGTTCCATGCTTGCCCCAAAGTACGCCAATGTTCAATGTGGGCATCATATCCCCGAAACTTCCGGCTGTCAATGCTTGTTGACAGCAAGGGCGCATTGCCCTATGATACCGGAACGCTGCGGCATGGGGCCAATGCGTCTATATAGGGGCATCGCATGAACTACATCGAAGAAGCGCACTTGACGGCATCGCCGCACTTTCACGGCGACAAAGTGCCGCTATCGTTTTTCGCGGACGCGCTGAAAGAAGCAATCGAAGCTTTGCAGAAGTTGGACCGCATCAAGAAGACCTTGTTCTATGGTCGCGACTTGGGCGTAACCAACATCGGCGAAGGCGTACCGAACATCGCCAAGCTTCCCGATTGGATTTCCGACAATGCCGACGACGACGCCGCAGCGGTCAACATCATTCACGGCATTATCGGCAAGGCGACCGAAGCGGGCGAATTGCTGGAAGCCTTGGCCGCAACCGCCATCGAAGGCGCGCCGCTGGACAAAGTGAACATCGGCGAAGAAGTCGGGGACGGCTTTTGGTACGATGCTTTGTTGCTTCGCGCCATCGGGTCGAACTTCACGGAAGAACAGCGCCGCAACATCGCCAAGCTTCGCCATCGGTTCCCGAACGCCTTTACCGAATACGACGCGAACAATCGCGACTTGTTCGGCGAACGCGAAATTCTCGAAAAGAAAGCTTGACAACCGCCGAAGGGCCGTCGTATGATTCACATACACCGGCGCAATTGTGCGACGGCCCAACGACGAAGGAACCCCAAATGACCCCGAATATCATTCAGGTAACGAACCCGGAAACCGGCGAAGTCCGCAACTTTTCCGAAGCTGAATACATCGCCGAACGCGACCGCCTGTTGGTCGATTGGCAAGCGAAGAAGGCCGCGCTTGAAGTCGCCAAAGAAGACGAATTGACGGCGCGCAAGCTGGCCGTTATGTTCATGCACGACCCCGCGAAGTCCGGCACGACCGAAAACGTCGAATTGGGCGGCGGCTACAAAGCGACCATGAAAGTTCCCGTTCGTTACGGGTTCATTCAGAACGCCGAAGGCAAGACCGACAAAGCCCGCATCGAAAAGGCGCTGTCGAAAATCGAAAAGGACGGCGAAGCGGGCGAACTTATCGCCGAACGCCTTGTGAAATGGACGCCCGAACTTTCCTTGACGGAATACAAGCAACTGCCGGACAAGTACCGCAAGATTATCGACGACGTTATTATTACGTCCGAAGGTACGCCGACGCTTGAAATCAAGGAACCGAAGGCGAAGAAGTAACCGCCGCGCCCCGGATGCCCACAAGCTACCAGGGTGCTTGACTTGAATAGGTGAACGTATGCAAATGTCGCAATTAAAACCGGCGTCGCAACTGGCCCGCCGCTACGGCGTAAAGTCCGTCGTATTCGGTGCGCCCGGTTCCGGCAAAACGCCGCTTATCAATACTGCGCCGCGTCCGGTTTTGCTTGTGACCGAACCCGGCATGTTGTCTATGCGCGGTTCGAACGTTCCCGCATGGGAAGCGTATTCGCCCGCGCTTATCGTCGAATTCTTCGAATGGTTTATGAAATCGCGCGAAGCTGCGAATTTCGATACGTTGGGTATTGACAGTATTTCGAACATCGCCGAAATTATCTTGGCCGACGAATTGGGCAAGGTCAAACACGGTATGAAGGCTTACGGCAATATGTCCGAACGTGTAATGAAAATCGCGAACGACTTGTATTACATGCCGCAAAAGCATATCGTAATGATTGCGAAGCAAGCCCTTGTTGAAAACGGACGACAAACGATTTTGCAGAACGGCGAAGTTACTTACGAACCGATTATGCAAAAACGCCCGTTCTTTCCGGGTAAAGACCTTAACGTTAAAGTTCCGCATTTGTTCGATAACGTTATGCACTTGGGCGAAGCAAGCGTACCCGGAATGCCGAAGCCGGTTCGGGCGTTGCGGACGAAGGAAATTCCCGAAGTGTTCGCGCGCGACCGCTTGGGCAATTTGAACGAACTTGAACAACCCGATTTGTCATTGCTTTTCGCAAAGGCAATGCAATAAACGGTTTACTTCGCCGACCGTAACCAACGGCGAAGACTTTTCGAAAAGGTGAAAACATGCAACTTATCCAACCGTTCAACGCGCAACAGTACGACCCGACGCAGGGCGTCGGAAGCCTGCCGATTGGCAAGCATCCCGTGATTATCGAATCGTCCGAAGTGAAGGCGAACAAGGCCAACAACGGCGGTTATCTGCAACTGAACTTGCGGATTATCGACGGCCCGCAGCAGGGCACGACCGGCGCGTATCGTCTGAACCTGTACCATACGAACCAACAGACGGTCGAAATCGCGCATCGCCAGTTGTCGGCGATTTGCCATGTCGTCGGCGTGTTTCAGGTGCAGAATTCCGAACAACTGCATAATCTGCCGTTCCTTATCGAAGTCGGCCCGCAGAAAAACGACCCGACGTACACCGAAGTTAAAAAGGTGTTCGATACGCACGGCAACGAACCGGGCAAGGCCGGCGCAGGCGCAGCGGCAGCGCAGCCGCAGCAACAGCAGCCGCAGGGCCAGCCGAACGGCGCTTGGGGCGGTGCCCCGCAGGGCCAGCCGCAGCAGCCCGCAGGCGGTGCCGCTTGGGGCGGACAGCAGCAGCCCGCGCAGCAACCGGCCCAACAGCCGCAGGGCGGCGCAGCTTGGGGCGGCCAACCGGCGCAGAACCCGGCCCCGCAGGGCGGCCAACCGGCATGGGGCGGCCAGCCTGCCCAACAGCCCGCCCAACAGCAGCCCGCGCAGGGCGGCGGCTGGCAACAGGGCGGCCAGCCCGCGCAGGGCGGCGCACCGGCAGGCGCGGCACCTTGGGGCCAGCGTTAAGGCGTAACGCCGTCGCGGCGTAGATTCGCCGGGGTCTTAACCGGCCCCGGCGTTTCTTTTTAAGGAGTATGCGAACTTATGTCGAAAATAAAAGACGCATTGCCGACGCCCGAACAATGCGATACTTGTTGTTCGTTCAACATTGAACTAACAACGAACGACAAGATTTACGGGCGAACTTATGGCAACTGGCCGCACATTTATTATTGCAACGATTGTCGCGCCGCCGTTGGTTGCCATCCGGGCACGTTTATTCCGTTGGGTCGTATGGCCGACAGAACAACGCGCCAGCTTCGAACGAAAGCCCATAACGAATTCGACCGCCTTTGGCAAACCGGCTTAATGTCGCGCGCGAAGGCGTACAATTGGCTTGCGAACCAATTAGGAATCGACCCGTCGGAATGCCATATATCTTGGCTGTCGAAAGACCAACTTAAAGACGTTGCGACACTTTCGGCGGATTATCTAGCGAACAATTACGAAGCCCTTATGCGGCGCAAGGTGAAGAACGATGCAAAACAGCAAAGACGCGAAGAACGCACAATTAACGCTGAACGACGCGCAGCCGACGAAATCCGACGCAGGAAAACAAAGCGTAGACCTTGACGCGCCCGGCGTTGCGACCGCCCTTGCAAAGCGCATTAAAGAAGATATAGACGAATATTGCGTTCGCACTTATGACGGCGGGCACCGTCGGCACCTTGGCGCGTCTTTGATTGGCGACGAATGCAAGCGGAAGCTTTGGTATATTTTCCGTTGGTGTTTCCGCGAACAAACCGACGGGCGCAAGCAACGTTTGTTTAATCGTGGGCACCGTGAGGAAGCCCGCTTTATCGAATGGCTGGAAGGCATCGGCGTTCAATGTTGGTACGAAAACCGCGACGGCTTCTTTTACCAAGCCGAAAGCGACAGTTACGGCGTATTGAAGGAAGGCGAAGAACTGCCGTTGGGCTGCGACCTTTCGAATACCGAACTTTTGTTTATTACGAACGAAAATCCGTATTACGCCCAACACGTCGCACGCGCGAAAGCCGACGGCTTGGAATTCCCACAATACCGCATTTCCGGCGTTATGGGGCACTTCGGCGGGTCGCTTGACGGCATCGCCCGGCTTCCCGAACGCTACGGTATCGACGAACCCGTTTTGCTGGAATTCAAGACCAACGGAACCGGCAAAGGCTTTTCGGAC